TCACGCCTTTGCCTCCTCTGGGATGCCGCTGCTGAGACTGCCCACGCCACTCTGCTGCCACTTCGCCGGAGGCACACCCTCCATGCCACCCTCGATGAAGGACGATGCGCCTTCGCCCAGCGCCACCGACTGCTGGGCGCTGCCGGAGCCCGATCCGGAGCCGGGCGGGCCGGAGCCGCTGTCGCTGCCGCTCAATGAGCCTGATGAACTGCCGGAACTCGAACCGGAACTGGACCCCGAGCTCGACATGGACGAGCCGCTGGACTTTCCGCTGCCGGAGCCGCTCCCGCTCGACGACCCGGACCCGGAGCCTGAACTCGACCCCGAACCCGACGACGATCCGGACCCGCTCTGCTGGGTGGCGGGCATGTCGTTGTGAATCCACACGCCGCCCGCCAGGAACACGTTGAGTCCGGGCACATGCACGGCGACGGTCGTCACGCGGTCGCCGGACCGCTGGACCATCTCGACCAGCTCCTCGCTCAGGTCCTGACGCACGAGCGCGTCGCCAACCTGCACGAACTCCGCAGACGCGAAGCCGATCTCCTCGTTGCGCTTGAGCAGGACCGGGTGCTCGGGCGTGAGGCGCAGGCGTCCGTTGATGGTGACAAATCCCTCGTGCGATCCGATCTTTACGCTGCTGACCGTGCCAGTGACGGGCGTGAGCGCGGCCTCCGCCCACGGACGGAGCCACTGGTACTGGGCTCGCCACGGCACGTCGCGGTCCAGGCCCGCCACATCGAGCGCCGCGACGCGGTCGCCCGGCTGAAGCATCTCGACCGGCTTGATCGAACCGTCGGCCAGCACCACCGGTGTGCCCGCGAGCACGCAGTTGGAGCCGGGGCCGGAGCCGCCGGGACCGCTCCCGCCCGGGCCAGAACCACCCGGCCCCGAGCCGCCAGGCCCGGACCCGCCTGGACCCGACCCACCGGGGCCGCTGCCGCCGCCGCTCGATCCCCCGCCACCTGATGACCCGCCGCCGGATGAACCACCGCCCGATGAACCACCGGACGAACCGCCTGAGGACATACCAGAACTGCCGCCCGACGACATGCCCGACGATGCCCCCGAACTCGCGCCCGACGACATGCCGCTCGACGCGCCAGAAGAACTCCCGCCACCGGAACTGCTCATGCCCGACGAGCCCGTGCTCGACGGCGTCTGCGAACTCGTCGGCGTCTGCGACGAGTCGGTGGTCATCCCGCTGGATGACATCGGCCCGCTGCTCGACGGCGTATGCGTCGTCCCCGGCGTGTTGCTCGTGAACGCGCCGGTGGTGTAGAACGTGAGCGTGGGTGTGCCGCCCGGCCCGGTCGTGTAGATCACGTCGCCGGTCGTCGAGTAGCTCGACGGCATGCTCGGCGTGCTGGTCGGGGTCGAGTACGTGCTCTCCGGGGTCGAGCCTGACGGCGTCGAGTAGTTGCTCGACCCGCCGCCCTGGGGAGCACGCCCCGTCGCCCAGACGGGGATGTAGAGGTAGTACCGCGTGGGGCCGTCGCTCATCGTGCGGCCTCCTGTGGCGGGGCGCTCGTCTTGGGGTTGGGCTCGTACCACCCGTCGGTGCGGATCGGCTTGCCGCACTCGGAAGCGGCTGCCTTCACCGCGTCCTCGAAGGCCATCTTCTCGAAGACCTCCAGGGCGCTGCCCGGCGAGCAGTTGACCACGCGGAAGCGGTGCTTCTCGAAGTGCGGCCTGAGGGCCTCGAACCGGCGCGACAGCGAGTCATACAGCACGTTGTTGTGCCGGATCGCGTTCTGCGCCCGGTGCTCGTCGAATGCGTACTTGCGCTCCGCGTCCATCTTGAAGTCGCAGCCGAGCAGGTACACCGTCGAGAATCCGAGGTGGTGCAGCAGCCGCAGCGCGACGAGCATGACCGAGCGCTTGCCGGTGATGCCCAGCGAGTCGGGGTTCTTCGCGTCGTTGCCCCATGAGACCGTGTCCCCGGTGAGGAATCGCTCGTGGTCGAAGTGGTCGCTGCGGCGGAAGAACAGCACGCCCGGCATCTGGTGGACCTTGAACGCGCTGTTCCGTAGCGTGCCGTCGGGGTTCATGACCTTCAGCCGCTTGTCCCACATGCAGGTCGGCACGAACTTCAGGATGCCCGGGTCCTTCCAGCCCACGTCGATGAAGCGCCCGGGGTCATCAACGCAGGTCCAGAGCGTCGGACGCCGCACGGACCAGGCGTTGTTGACGGCCATCGTGACGATGCCGCGGGCGTCGAGCAGCGACAGGTCGACCTGCTTGAGCGAGGGTCCGGAGAGCATCAGGAACGCGGACCGCCCCCCCGTCCCCCGGTAGAACCCGCCCAGCGACACGGACTCGAACATCGGCGGGGCGGTGTAGAGGCGCAGCCCATCCCGGGCGGGCTTGCGCGCCTTGAGCCCGGCCTGCAATGCCGCGATGTCGGACTGGTTCTCACGCACCGCAGCACCCCCCATCACTCTTGAACCGCCCGACGATGTAGCGGGACCGCGCCTGGGGCCTGCTCGCGACGCCGACGCGTGCGATGCGTTCCAGCCACCACTCGAGCGGCCGCACCGTCGGGTGCAGACCTTCGCCGCCGACGGTGGTCGTGCTCGGCCGCGTGCAGATCGAGAAGATGAAACGCCCGCGCGGCACCGCGACGCGGCGCATCTCCGCGAGCGTGAGGTCCACGTCCTCGGGCAGGAGGTGCTCGAGAGCGTCGAAGCTCGTCACCACGTCGGCGATGCCCGCCTGCAGGGCGGTCGCGTGCATGGGTCGCACGAGGTCCGCCTCGGGGAAGGCAAAGTCGACGCCCAGCCCGTCGATGCCGAGGCGCCGCAGCTCGCGCACAAGGTCGTTGCGGCCGCAGCCGAAGTCCACCACGAACCTTGGCTTGCACTCCTGGATGAGCGAGATCGCCGCCCGGCCGTGGTTGGTCGACCCGTAGGTCGAGCCGGGCTTGTTCGCCAGTGCCAGGTACTTGGCCCGCTCCTTGGCACGCTTGGCATCGAGCGGCGTTGGGGTGGTCGGGGTGGTCTTCATTCCGCACCTCCGATGTAGAGGTTGAACTTGCGGTCCTCATCGGCGGGGTCGGCGATCTCGATCAGGCTCATGGCCTCGAAGACCCACACGGGCTTGCCTCGGCTGTTGCGCTCACAGGTCATCTGCACGCACACGCCTTCGGGGATCGGCACGAGCTTGGGCTTAAGCGACCGCGCGGGCGGGCACTTGGGCAGCACGCCCGGGAGCTCGCACACCGGGCCCAGCCCGAGCAGGCCGCCGAACCCGGAACCGGGCTCGGAGTCGTTCATGTGGTGCGCCTCGAAGCGGTTGATCGCCAGGCGCGTAGGGTCCTCGCCGCCGCTGGGGGCCTGCGAGGTCAGGCCGTTCTCCACCGGCACGTAGCGCAGGTAGTCCGGGCTTCCCGGGTTACCGTCGATCTGAGCCTCGACCCACGGGTAGCGCCAGCGGTTGCGCTCGGTGGGGATCGGCTGGGCCGCGCCGAGGATCGCGGTGATGCGTCCGGGCGAGGGGCGGCCGAGCTCGATCACCGCCCACTTCTCACCGGTGCCATCCTCCTTCCACAGGATCGGGATGCCGCCCATGGGCGTGCTGGCGAGGACCGTCTCGTCGGCCGCGAGCTCGCAGGTGGTGTCGGTCTCGTTGGTGATGTAGACCCGGGCGGTCGTCACGCCGGTGAGCACGCAGGGACCGAGGGCATCGGGCTTGATCGGCTGGAGCGCCACCGCGAAGGCGAGCGTGTCGGACTCCTCGGTCGCCACATCGCCCGTCAGAGGCGTGCGGCTGTGGAAGGTTCTCTCCTGATCGTCCTCACCGGGCTCGACCAGCACGCCGGTGATCGCTAGCGCGTGGTGCGGCTCGATGAGCTCGCCCGAGTCGTTACGGACAAGCACCACGCGGATGCCGCGCTGAGCGGATTCAACGAGAGGACCAGCGACGGCCTGGCCGCGACCCTGACGCGTGCGCAGATCGACCGCCGCATCGACGAACGCGTTGTACGCGCCCGCGGGGATGCGGAGCGGCTGGCCGGAGCGGACTTTGCGGAGGTCGTCGGGCATGTTCTAGATTCCGAGTGCTCCGAAGTTGGCCTGGTCGTACACGCGCTCGACGTACGCGGCGATGGGTTTCTTGATGATCGCGCCGGAGCCCGAGTCCTCCGCGTCGGCGTAGCGGACCCACAGGTACTCCCACCCCTTCTTGTTGATCCCGGTGACCGGGCCGACGGTCAGGTTGGTCTGGTTGGGGCTCGCCGCGAAGCGGAACGTGATCTCCCAGTCGTCATCCGGGCCGTCGCCGCGTTTGGAGCCTGTCGCGCCGAGGAAGAGCACCTCGCCGGCCGCGAACCCGCGGAGCGAGCCCGAGTTGGTCTTGCCGGTGCAGGAGAAGATCGCGCCCTTGTACGACGCGGTGACCTGGGCATCGGAGAAGTAGTGCGTCTCGGAGAACTGGTAGACCGGGACGGTGATGTCGACGCCCTCAACGCCGTCGGCGGTGACGCCGATCGCGCCGCCGAAGTCGGGCGCTGTGGTGCCGGGTGCGGGCCGGCGCTGCACGGTCTGCAGGCTCTGGGTGATGTGCTGCGTGCCGCCGCCGGTCTCGAACGTGAACGAGGACTCGCTCGGGGTGCTCGTGCCGGTGGAGGCGTTCTGGCTGTAGCGGACGGTGACATCCCACAGCTGCGGGCCGATGGGCTCGATCTGGATGGTCTGGCGCGGGAGCGTGTCGTAGGTCGCCGGGGAGGCCGCCTGCGCTGCGGTGCGGGCCGCGAGGTCGTCGGCCGTGCCGCGCACGATGTAGCCGAGCTCCGCAGACGACTGCGAGGCTTGGTTCGCCTTGGTGGAGCGGCGGCTCTCGAACTTCTCAAACACCTCGACCGGCACGAGCGATGAACTCCTTCCTGTGGGATGGGGTCAGGCGAACCGCAGCCCGTTGTCCACGCTGGCATCCAGCAGACGCTTGGTGTTGCGGGCGGTCTGCTCCGTGGCGCTGGCGGTGCGCTCGGCGGCGTCGCCACCGGTGCCGAGGCCTGAGACGGCCGCCGCACTGAACGTCCCTGTGACGCTGATGCCCTTGCCGATGGCCGCACCGAGGCCCGACAGACGCTCCTCGAAGTCCGCGAGGAGGTCCCGCTGGGGACGCCCCCCCACCCGGCCCTTCTCGGCGTCGGCGGCCTCTCGCTTCTTTCGGGCCTCCTCGATCGCGGCGGCGAGCTTCTGCTTTGCGGCGTCGAGCGCCGCTTGTGACTCGGCGAGCCCGGCTTCCGTGTCCTTGCGCAGGGCCTCCTGCGCGTTCTCAAAGTCCTGACCGATCGCGGCCAGCGTCGCCTCGTGCATCGCCGCCGCATCGCGGGCGGTCTCCGTGCTCACCGTCAGCCCGAGCTTGCGGGCCTGTTCCTGCATCTCATTGATGCCCGCGGCCCCGTCGGCCATGAGCGGCAGGAGCTTCGTCCCCGCCTTGCCGAAGAGTTCCATCGCCATCGCGGCGCGGGCTGCGGGGTCCTGGATGCGGGAGATGCGATCGGCCAGGAGCTTGAACTGCTCGTCGGGCGAGAGCTTGGCGAGGTCCTGCACCGTCAGACCGAGCCGACCGAGGGCTTCATTCGCCCCTTTAGAACCTTGAGACGCCTCCGTCAGCGTCTTCTGCATGACGCGGAGGCCGTTCTCCAGCGTCTCCATGTCCGTGCCGGAGAGGTCGGCCGCGTAACCGAGCTCGCTGAGGGCCTCGACGCTCACGCCCGTACGGGCGCTCATCTTGTCGAGCGCATCGCCGGAGTCGGAGAAGGCCTTCGCGGTGCCGAGCAGCGCCGTGATCGCGGCGACGCCGATGCCCGCCATCTTGGTGCCGATGGACCGAAGCCCCTCGCCGAAGGCTTCGAGCTTCTTCTGGGCCGCCTTCAGCCCGGCCGACAGCTTGTCGCTGACGCCCAGCTCAACGAAGGCCCGGCCTGCTCGGATGCCACGGGTGTCGGCCACGGTGGTTCAGCCCTTCCTGACGGAGTTCCGCCACAACAGCGGCAGCTTCGGCCGCTCTTTCTCCAGCGCCGGAGCCATGTACGGCCGCGGCGCGATCTTGACCTTCTGCGACGTGAGCTTGCCGCCGCGTCTGCGAAGCACGATGACTTCGCCGCCATGCTCCAAAGCGCTCGGTGCCTCGCTCTTCTTGAATCCCACCGGCCCGACGACCACCGAGTCGGCGGGCTTGTCGTACCCGAAAAGGATCAGCCGACGCAGGCTGCCCTCGTGCGAATGGGGTGGGGCCCCGGGAGGAGCCGACCCCTTGCGTTTGCGGATGCTCGTCTTCGCTGCCGTGCGGATGAACGCGCCGGCCTTGCTGAGCACCTTCCGCTTGGCGTTGTCGACCGCCGCGATGACGACATGGCGGTCGAAGAACATGTCCTTGATCCGCATGGTGATCACGCGCCGCTGCTCCCAGCGCCCCCGACCTGACCACCGCCGGTGCCGGCGATGGTGCTGCCCTTCTCCAGACCCTTGTTGAAGGACGCTTCCTTCTCCTTGCGGAGACGGCCGGACCCGATGAACAGACCGACGATGCCGGTGAGCGCGGGCAGCGCCGGCCCGAGCACGGGCAGGCCCGCGACGGTCGGTCCGACGGTGTCGAGGGCCGAGAGCGTGAGCTGGCCGAGCAGCCCGCGGATCTCGCCGGCCTTCTCGATGTTGCCCTTCCACTGCGCGCCGGTCGTCTGCGTGAGGTTGAACCAGTTCTGGTACTCGACCTCGGCTTCATTGAGGCTGAGCGTTGATGGGAGGCCGGTGGTCTGCTGGATCGTGTTGGGCGTCTTGACCTTGACGATGTCGCCAAGGTCGAGGCCGGCACACGACGCGAGCACGAGCGCCAGCAGGATCAGAGCACCGATGTAGACGTAGTGGCGGGTCGAAAGGCTCTTCATGCACGAGTCTCCTTGGCGACCTCCGGCATGCGGCGGTCGATGAACACGTCTTTGAGGACCGACACGTCAACCTTGACGGGCCGGGCGGGCTTGTTGAATGGATCGAAGTCGGCGGGCTTGAGCAGGCGGGATCGCTTGGGATCGCGGGCGGTGTTGGCCACCACGGACATGACGGCGGCGGCGATCGACCAGTCGTGGCGCTGGCGACCGTCGAGCATGGCGACCAGTTCCCGCAGCGTCAGGGGCCCGGGGTCGATGCCAAGGGCTCCGGCACACTGGTAGATGAACTTCCAGACGTCTGCGGCTCTTGGAGCGATGGGACCATCCGGTTCACGAGCTTGTCCAGCTCGCTCTCGCTGGTCAGCGTCTGGATCCGCTTCTCCGTCAGGTCGCGGGCCTTGTCCAGCACCCGATTCGTGGCCTGGAGCACCCGCCCGAGGTTGGCCCGGTCCCTCGGGCTCGGGCAGAAACTGATGAGTTCATCCAGCACCGCCTGCGTGGCGGCCTCAATAGCGTCGCCCGCCATCGCCTTGCCGAACTCCTCGTCCGACACCTTGGCGGCGTCGGCCTCGGGCTTGCAGACCGCATAGACCACATCGCACAGGAGCACCGGGTCGCGGATGAGCTTCTCGATGAGCGTCCCCTCGATGACCTGCATGAGGTCGACGCCCGTAAGCCCGCGCACGCGCTTGAGCGTGGCGACATTGATGTCCACCGTCCAGGTCCGACCCGCGTTGTCCTTGAACTGCCGCATCCGTGCCTCCGTGTTTAGCTGCCGATCCATGAGGGCGCCGTGGTCGAGTACGTCACCTTCGCCGTCACCGAGACCGTGATGGCCTCTTCGAGGGCTTCGCTGCGGCTGAAGTTGGTGATCGAGAAGTCCGCCTGCAGGCCCTGACCCGCTGTGTCGTCGAGGATCTGCAGGCCGATTGGGTCGTTGTTGAAGAAGGCGTTCTTGATGGCGGTGAACCCGGCGTCGCCGGTGTCCCAGACCATCTCGAACTCCACGCTCGCCTCTTTGAGCGTGGCGACCGTGGCTCGCCAGCCGTTGTTGGCCCGCGTGGTCACGTCTGCCTCGCCCGCCTCGAGGTTCAGCGTCACGTCGCGCGTGTTGCCTAGCGCCGTCCACGCACCCGCGCCTGCCTGGCCGCCCGTCTTGTACTTGAGGGCGGCCTCCATGCCGAGCCTGATTGCCATCGCTGACTCCTTTCACTCGGCGCTGTGGCCGACCACAAAGACCATCTCACCGCCCTTGCTCTTGACCAGCACGTCCGCAAGGTTGACCCGCTCGAAGTGGTACTGCGTGCCCGGAGCGACCTCGATGGGGTCGGTCTTGCCGTCTGAGAGCAGCAGGTCCTGCGTGTTCTTGTGCGACGCGGTGAGCGTGAAGGTGGCGATGGTCTTCTGGGTCGCCAGCGGCTTGAGCTCGTCGGTCATTGCCACGCCGAAGATGATCGTGTTGCG